ATAAAACAGGTCTTAAGACTGCTCTCACATCGATAGATAAAGGATCATCTGGATCAAAATCGTAACGAGGGTCTACAACCTGGGCCAGTGCGTTGTTATAGTTAGATCCAGCTTCTACGATTGTTATAGAATCAATTCTTTCACCTACCATATTAGGTATAGCAATTGCTCCAGAACCATCGCCGGTTATTTTAATTCTCGGCAATATTTTAAAAACAGTATTATTAAGTATAGCGTCACCTGCTGAGCCTGGCCCAACAGGTAGGCCTGTTGGGCCAGACCTACTAATTACTTTAACAGTACCAAGACCAGAGCTTACGTCATAAGAATAAGTATCAATCTGATAAACAAAAGATTCGTTACCGGAACTTCTAGTTAGATATATCGACATTCCAGAGTAATAGTTTGCGATGCTGCTTAGTTCACTAGATCTTAAAACGATAGTTCCGTCGTTACCACCATTTGCAGCAGTCACACCAAGCTGTACACTCGGGTACCCGTTATTATCTATGAAATTTTCTACGCGAATGTCGCTAATTTCTGAACCATAAACTACGTTTTCTGAATTTGCTGTAGGATCGATTTCAAAATTACCTAGCAGAGGAATATAACCAATTGCGTTGTATGCTTCGAATTGAGGCACAGTAAGAGAATACATGAATTGCCAAACATAACCATCTGGTAGTGGGTAAACATCTATACCAGCAATAAAGTTTGGAGGGATAGTAGAAGGAGAATCATTACCGTTGGCTAAACATTTATAAACTCTATAGTCTTCATCACTGTTAGTTGGATTAACTACAGCATAAAATCTCTTGTCTTGAAGATTTTCTCTATCATCATATTGAACGTATGTTAGGTCTTTTTGCCAAGGATAATATTTAATCATGAATTTAACATCAGAATTAAATACTTTCTTACCGAAAAGAGTTCTTTCTAGAAATAAGTTTTTGCTGTACTGAGAGTTTTCAGCATTAATTCTTGTTAACGGATCTGTAGCTACTGAAGAAACAAATACATAATAATCATTGTTCTGCACGTCGTCATAAAACAACCTTGCAGTATCATTTTTTAATTTTGTGGTAAGAATTTCAGCCATTTCTATCTCTCTGTTTTCTAATATTTATAATCAAATTTTTACCCTCTTCTTCTTATACGAGGGCGAGGATAAGTTCTTCCACTTGCTTGTCTTGGTCTAAAATTTTTCTGAGGAAACGACGAACCAGTTTCAGATCTTTGGTTGATCCATCTTAGATATCTATTTGCTGCTCCTTGAAGACTTGAAACGTCCATAGCATCGTCTGTTCCGGAATCTGCCATTTGGTTTAGATTAGCGTTATCAATAACCCACTGGTGTGCTTCTGCTTGAGTCATAGTTGGCCAGCTTTCCGCTAGACAAGTTAAGACTCCACACACTTGAGGGGAAGCCATACTTGTGCCTTGATACTTTCCTCTACGATAAGAGGCGTTTCTTGGATCAGCAGAACCTCCGGTATGAAGACTGCTTTGAATTGCTTCACCTGCAGCGAACACATCTACTTGGCTTCCGCAATTACTAAACACCGCTTTGTCTTCTGTATTATTATTTCCAGTTGCCCCAACAGTGATAACAGGAGCATATCCTGCTACTGCGCCGGTTCCTCTATTTAAAAACCAGGTATAATTAAAACCAAAGTATGTAGCATAAAAAATATTGTTATAATCTTGATCTGAAGAATTAACAGTCTTCCAATATTCATTTCCAGCCGCAGCAACTACTATCATTCCGTCATTAATAGAGTCTTGAATATCTGCTTGACGTGAAGTAAAATAATATGGAACTTCTGGTGTGGTGTCGCTAGTATAGAATCCACGATCTTGAAGTTCGCCAACAGTAAGACTTCTTCCTGGATTAAAATCTGTACCACGATAATTTACACGTGTAACTTCACCGAAGTCACCGGTACCAAATTCAAGGCTGCTGCCATAACTATGATTTGTTACTGTTGGATTTCTTCTTCCAGTAGCAGGATTAATTGGTTTGTTGTTGTGCCAAGCTCTAACATAATCCCAGAATGTTGTAGAATCTAAACCAAGAGTTCCAAAGTTTTGGTTCGTAGCATAGATGCTGATGTTGTAAATATTTGCGTCTCGAGCCCAACCTTGAGTATTACCGGCTACAGTACCCGCTACATGACACCCGTGGTTGTTATCTGTGGTCCTACTCGCGTTTCCACCATCTACATAAGGGGTGTAAACATAGTCACCAGTACCAAACCCCACGTTATTCTGGAACCAGTTGTATTGTACAACTCTAGAACCACCAGTTCCGTCTGGGTTTACTGCAAATTCTGGATGTGCTGGATCGATGTGACCATCAAAAATTACAACATCGACATTTTTACCAGAAGCAGTGACGGTTAGATCTGATACAATATTTGATGTACCATTGTCTCCCCAATTTGATCTGTTCGATGCTTCTGAATGTCTAAGAAGACCCCAGTTAATATCATTTACATCAGTAAAAAAATCTTTCGAGAATGTTCCACTTGTAATCTTGTATCCAGCCGGTTTTGTAGTTAGATTTACGAGTTCTGCTAGCTCTACATCCCAAACTCTTTCATCTACCTTTAGTAATTCTGCTTCTTCACTTGTAAGCATATAATGAGTATTTCTACTCGTCGGTCTTCTTTTTACTAAATCGACAGCCCTGTTTGGAATAAACAAGTTTCCACCTGGGGTTTCCATATCTTCATAGAAACCCTCTAGGTCTTCGTGTTTATGAAGAGTTACAATCCACTCTCTAAGCATCTATTAAGCCTCCAACTGGAGTACTGAAAGTGTAACGACAACAGTTGAAGTAGAACCTGAAAGATTGGTTACTGCGCATGGAATATTCGTTGTAGGAGTACCTTCAAAATTAAATCCAAACACACCGGGTGAAATAAGAACAGTCTGAGCGCCGGTAGTAATAACTTCTGCTATAACTCCAGCGTCTGGAGCAGGATCTGTTGTTTGTGTTCTTGAAGCGTCTGATGTTCTGCTTGCTCCGTTAGCGTAAATTCTAACCCATGCAGATCTATCTGTTTGAATAGCCATAAGAGCGTAAGACTTAAATCCAGTAATGTCTAGGTTACCAGTCGCGTTGCTAGCAAGAGATGCAGTAGTACCATTTACTGTTCCTCGAGATTGAAGACCAGATCCACCACCACTTACTGTAGTAAATGTAAAGTTGCCAGCGCCATTTGTTGTTAATACTTGGCCATTAGTTCCATCGATGATCCCAAGATCAGTTAAATCTGTTGGTATAGCACTGCTTAACGCGTATGAGCTTAGGTTCGGAGGTGTGAATGTAAATACACCAGTTCCATTGTTGTAAGCTAAATTAGCTGATCCAGCGGCTGCAACAGTTACGCTTAAGTCTGTTAAATCAATTCCACCAGAACCCGCCGTTTCGTTTCTGAATGTAAAGTTACCAGCACCATCTGTCGTAAGAATTTGATTGCTCGTACCATCAGTGATTCCGAGATCAGTTAAATCTGTTGGTATTGTAGGTTTACCAGTTAAATCAGCGTACGCGCCTGAAAACTGACCGTTATATAGTTCAGTGAAGTTGGCATTGATCTTTACCATAGCATTTCTAAGTGGATCACCAGTGCCATCGTTTGCTGTAGCACCTATGCCGATTACTTGTTTAGCCATGTTAGCTAGCTCCTATCAATATTTTTAATGTATTTATTTTTAAATTATATCTACAGTAAACGTGGTAGCGTCTACTGTACGAGTTGCGTTGTCTGAAGTAACAGTTTGCGGTAATCCTGGCTGGTTTGGTCCAACAATGTCAGGTCCACCTTCAATAAAATCGTCTTTGGTGGAAACAAAGAATCTATGTGAAACTCCAATATCTACTTTATTTTTGTATACAAACTCGCTAAACATTTTTGTGCCAGCGATGTGCATATTTTTAGTCAGGATATCTCTGTATTGATTTTCGTCAATAGTAGAAGTGATCACATAAGAGTATTCTTGGTAGTAATCGCTATCTTGTATCTTCATGTTAGAGTTAAAATACACATCTACACCGTCGTCTTCAATAGTTTTAACATAACCGTTGAGGTGTGAATTTAAACTACCCCAGAAACCAGAAGTAATGCCTTGTGAATTAGCTCTAACGATAGCACGCGCTTGAATTTCTCCGGCATCATTTGTAAGAAATACTTCTTGACCATCAACGTAACCAAAGCCAGAGTTTGAAATCTTCGCAGCAGAAATTCTTCCGGTAGAAAACAATGTTTTAGATTCTATATCTGCGTTCTCACCGAATCTTTCAGAAGAATAATCTCTTTCTACTGCAAGCACGTCATAAGAGTTTCCTTTGTGCACGATTGGATTTGTGCTCTTAAATCCGTAGTAGCTATATGGTCTTACTTTAATAAGAGAATTGCTACTATCTATAGCCGTGATTACACCAGAAAGACCGAGTGCTGGTTGCGTAATCGCGTCTCCTACAGAAAATGCGGCGCTGAAGTCATCTACAAGTATGATTTGTTCAAATCTATCAAATGCAAGTATTACTTCATCTCTAGCAAGAGAAAACACATCGTTTACATAATCTTCGCCAGGATCGACATTTTTAAATGAAGCGATAGTTCCGATAGTAAACGGTGTTAAATCAAATGCTTGATTAAGTGGCGTAGCAAGAGTAACTGGATTCGCAACACCAGACATCGGTTGTGTAGCAGGAGGATCATTGTAATTAGCTGCGTTAATATTAACATTTAAAAACGGCTGAATGGGATCAGTTATAAGAGAAACTGTTTCTATATTACTCAGTGTTTCTACAATAACATCAGTGTTTGCGTCGCCAGGGCTACCTTCTGGGAATAACGGACCCGGCGAACTATCGTTTTTAGGAGCAACTCCTAGAACACCAGTAAGTGTAAAATTAGAAGCTCTGTCTATTGTTGCGATAGGACGACTGATATTAAATGATTCACCGGTGTTCATTCTTACACCGACGGCAACTGAGTTTTGTCCTGTAACAATACCTTCATTACCGGCTGAATCTCTTAAAGTTTCAAGTAAATTAAATTTAAAGTCTGCATTATCTAGAATAACAACTTGGTTTGAAACGAGCAACTTTGTATTTTCTATAGTGTATCCGAATCCACCATCTAAAACTCTGTAACTCACAGTACCAGTGAATTCATCTTCAGTAGCAGTAACGATTGCTTTACCGTTTCTACCAGTAGGACTTACGATATTTAAAATATCACCTATTTTATTTCCAGTAGTTCCACCGTAATCTAAATCTATTTCGAGTGAAGAAGCAGAGCCGTTTAGAATACCGAAAGAAATATCTTCGCCATTAATTCTGCAGATGATATCATCAAACTTAGTAAACGATCCTTTTACTTCAGTAATGTATAAAACAGGTATAACTGTTTTGTTTACTAAAAGAAA